ACATCCCCATCCGTGGCGCCCGCGTTCTCCGCCAGCCACTCGCCTTCCTCGGCCGTCTCATCGACGGTCGGCCACTGGATCGGCTCGCCCGACCCGGTGCTTTCAACCGAGGCCACCGAGCGCACCCCACCGCGCGCCGCCATCGCTTCGAGCAGCTGGCCGCTGAAGGTGGTCGGAACCAGGTACCCACCTTCGCTGTCAACGCCGGTGGACTGCGCATTCTGGACCTGACGCGCGTATTCGGACAGCACGTTCTCGGGAAGACGGTTCACTGCGTTTTCGCCACCGCGCACGAAGGCATCAAAAACCAGGGTGCGAACTTCGTCGCCTGCCCGGGCCTGCGGCTCGGTGCGGCCGCGAGGAGCCGGGGTATCCGGATCATCTTCCTCGGTCGCCAGACGGGCTTCCAGATCAAGCTGCTGCTGCTCGCGCTTGATCTTGCCGTCGATTTGCTCGATCTCGGCGTAGATTTCATCCACGCGCTTTTCGTCATAGTCCCCGGTGTTCGCATCGAGGATGTTGCGCGCCTCTTTGGAAAGCGCGTCGCGCTGTTTGCGCAGTTCTGCAATTCGCTTGGACATTGCCAAACTCCCATAAAAAAACCCGCCATGCGGCGGGCGGTTTCAGATTATGCGGACGCGCCGCAGTTCAGGGCGCAACCCGTTCGAAGAACTCAAGTTTGCGCATCTGGGCTGCGCGCCGCGCCGCCACAGTTTCTTCCCAGCCCGGCGCGGACAGCGCGGACGGGGTGTTCTCAAAGACCGTCAGGTCATATCGGTTCTGGGTTCCGCCGTCCTTCTCGTAGACCCTATCAGCAAGCCCGGCCTCGACGGCCTCGGAGGCTTCGAACCAGGTCTCGGCGTCCATAAGAGCGATGAAGTGCGCTTCCGGCTTGCCGGTACGGGTGGCGTAGTCCGCACGGATAGAGGCATCGATCTTTTCCAGAAGATCCGCCTCGTCGCGCAGATCCTGCTTGTCGCCCAGCATGATCGTCCACGCGTTGTGGATCATGACAAACGCACCCTTTGCGATCTCGATCTCGTCCCCCGCCAACATCAGGTAGGAAGCTGCCGACGCCGCCAGCCCGTCCACGTGGGTGACCACGCGCGCCGGGTGCTGTTCGAGGGCGGTCTTCATCGCCCGCGCCATGAAAACGTCGCCACCCGGGCAATCGATACGCAAATGGATCGTGTCTGCCTCGACCGCGTTCAGCTCGCGCTTGAACTCTTCCGCAGTGATGCCCCAATAGCCGATCTGGTCATAGACCAGGATCTCGGCCTCGCCCTCAGCGTCGAGGGCGCGAACCCGCAGCCCCGTCACGCCATTCTTCGGCCGCATGGCCTTCGCCAGTATCTCCTTGAACTTCATTCTTCGTCCTCTCGGCTTGTCTTGAACATGGGCGACGGCGGCTGGTTGCCGGGCGCGGGTTCCTTTGAATCCTCGCTGCCTTTCGAGGCAGGGCGATAGAGCTTGTAGGCGTCCGGATCATCGGGCGCCGGAAGGCCTTCGAGCTCACAGATCTGCGCGACTGTCATCCAGCCCGGATGCTGAGTTCCGCCGACTGCGATCTTGTGCGCCTCGTATCGCGCCGCGAGGTCTGCCCGCAGCAGCGCGTCGATATTGAACTTGATCTGCACACCGTCCAGCCGCTCCTCCCGGGTAAGCAGCTTGCGCGAGAGCTCCGCCTCAAACCGCTTGATGTGCTTGCGCAGGCCCGTGATGTAGAATTGCGCGGTCTGGGCATTGATCCCGGTGCCCCAGCTGGTGGATTTCTCCGTCATACCGATCAAGTGCGGCGGCACGCCATACGCCCGGGCAACATCCAGAACCTGAAACGAGCGAGACTGGAACAGTTGTGCGGTCTCCGGATCGGTCAGGAGGCTGGTGAATTTGCCGCCCTCGGAAAGCACCGCCGGGATATGAGAATTCTGAACCCCTCCGAACTTGCGATGCCAGTATTCACGCACCTCGTTCGCGATCTCTTCGCTGACCTTCCCGTCAAAGCTGATGTATCCCGGCGGATTCACACCTTGCTTATAGAAGCGCGATGCGTATTCGTCCCCATCGAGACCAATGCCGATCGAGCGCCCGAAGCATTTCAGCGGCGACAGCGCCTCGAGCCCCCGGATCGTTGCGGATCCCCGGAAGTGCAGGAGGTCGGCCTGCTCCCGCCCGACAGTACCGCCATCCTCGGTGACAGCATATGCAACATCTCGCCCGCGACGGAAGGGGCGCGCCGTGCCGTCAAATATCGGCCTGAGGCCGGTAACCTCACCACGTCGATTGCGCTCGATCTCGGCGTAGGCGTTGCCCTCCAGAAAGGTGAGCGCAAAAAGCCCTTCAAAGAACACCTCGGCAGACCAGAAGTCATGCGGGTCAAGATTCACCAGAGCATGCACCGGATGGTCTGTCAGGATTTCGGTGCCCTTACCCTTCCCTTTCCTGATCACCCGCACCGGCATTGTACCAATCGTACCCGCCAACAGAGAAACACAGCCGAAAACTGCGGTCAGCTTCATGGCCGTATCCCGGTTTACCATGCCGGTACCGAGGAACGAGAATTGCTCGGACCACTCCTCGAAGCTTGCCGAGGACTGCAGGTTGACCACCTTGCCCGCGGCTTCCTGAGGTGCCGCAAGAACAGGCTCCACCCGCGCTGTTCCCGCGGCAGGTTTGGCGCCAAACCAGTTCTTAAACATCGACAAACCCTTGCGTTACGACGCCCTTTTGCTCTTCCTCGACCGCCTGACACAGCGGCCAGAGGGCGTTGATCAGCGCCACGATTCCGTCAATCTTGTCTTCCGGAGCCAGCTTGGCCGGATAGATGTAGTCTCCGCCCTGCACCTGCTTCAGAAGCGTGTTGCCGGCCATCCAGGTCAAAACCGGGTTGCCGTCATTGATCAGGCGGCGATTGTCCACGGCCGCAATCAGCTTGTTGAAGGGCTCGTTGAGGTTCGAGGCCCTTGACCGCAACTCCACGGCCATGATGCCCGCAGCCTCCCAGGCTGCCGCCATTTGGGCGGCGAAAAGGGCATCATAGACCACCATTTCCACATCCAGCGCGGGCAAGCCGCCCCAGCCCCAGCTATCATCGCCAACCCCGCACAACTGCATCACGAGCGACTCGACAATGTGCAGATCCAGCTCCGCGCCAGGCGTGGTATGAATATGACCCTCTCGCTTCCAGCCCCAGAGATGCTCATTGCCCGCTGCCTCGACCACCTTCTCAGGCAGGAAGTGCCAGCTGAATACGTGCAATGGCCCTTTGTCCGGGTCATCCTCATCCGGGAACACAACCGTGACGCTTGACGGGTCATGCCGCGTGGCAAGATCCACACCGATCAGCGCCCGCCGGCCCGCAAAATCCTCAATCCTCAGGCCGCTGTCTTCGCTGCCCTTCCACGCCGCCATATCGATGGCAGAGGCCCCGACGCTCGTCCAAACGTCCAGGTGCTTGCGCAGAAACTCCCCCATTGCGGCCGGGCTTGCAGCCGCCTTGCGCCACTCGTCCTGCATGTACTGCAGGGATTTCGCAGCATGAAGGCTCGGGTTTGCCTTCGCCCAGGTGGCCTCGTCACCCGGATCGTCGCCCTCGTCGGCCTCGAAGATCAGCCCGAAATAGCTGTCATCCTCGCGCGAACCGTCGAGGATACCTTGCAGGTATTTCCGCTGCTCGTAGCAGATGCCAGCCGTGTTGTATCCGGCTGTCGTGATCGCAATCAGCAGCGGTTGCTCCCGCGCCCCGAGCGCCGAGGCCATGGAATCCCAGACGTCCCGCTTTTCGTGCTCGTGCAGCTCGTCAACGATGGCACAATGCGGGTTCTTCCCGTCCTTCGACTTCGTCTGGCTCGCGATCGGCTGGAACACTGCCGCCGGGTCCGCCGTTTTGATCTTGTGTTCCTCGACCGTTAGACCCAACAGGTCCGCCAGCGGAGCCCCATCCGCCTCACCCGTCAGAGCCATGACCCGCGCCGCATCGAACACGATCCGCGCCTGATGCGTCGAAGCGGCAGCGGAATAGACCTTCGCACCCGGCTCCCCGTCCGGCACGAGAAAGTAGAGCGCCACGCCAGCCAGGAGCGTGGACTTTCCGTTCTTCCGGGGCACTTCGACATAGGCAGTCCGGAAACGCCGAACCCCGGTCAGCATATGTCGCCAGCCGCCGATCTGGCTAATCAGGAACGCCTGCCAGCCAAGAAGCGAGATGCACTCGCCGCGCGCGGCCCATGCGCCCTCGATGTGAGGCAATGCCTCCATGAAGGCGCACATGTGTTCAGATGCCTCTACGTCGAAGACGAAAGGAAACTGGTCAGTCCCGGCGCGCGCCAGATCATTCTTGAATCGCTTACAGGCCAGCTTGACCCGCTTGCAGCTCGGGATGGCGTTCGACAACACACCATCAACCCA